TTTCAAATTCGGAAGCATCTTTTGCAAATTCGTCATCCAGCTCGGGCAGTTCTTCCTTTTCCAGTGCGTTGAGCTTTGCCCGGTCTTTCTTCGCACCGTCGATAATGTCGGCGGTGTAGACACGGCCGGTGTATGTACTGACAGCTTCGTTGACGTAGGCTTCAACGGCTTCTTTGTTCCAGACCAGCGGCGGGATGATGGGTTTCTGAATCTGGACGGTGAGTTCTTCCATGTTCATACCTCCTGTGGATGGTTCAGCAGGCTTTCGCCTGTTGGCTTGCAGGCTGCGAAACGAAAATCCCGATGTCAAGCGGCTTCTGCTCACGAATAGCCTGCATGAGCTGGGCGTCCGTTTCGATGCCATAATCACGCTTCAGGATGTCGCGCAAAATGTCTTTAAGCTCCATTCTGGCACTTCCTTTCGAGCAGCAGCCGCATATCGCTGGCGTCCCGCGCGATGTTTTCGATGAATCCGACGATCTGCCGGAGCTGGTCACGCTCCTGCTCACTGACCTTTCCATCAAGGGCGATTTTCAGGACAGCGTTTTGCATGGCCTGAATGTCGTTGCCGTTGGTGTGGGTCAGGAAGTTGACCGCCACGCTTTCGATGCTCTTTACCTCGCAGGTAAGGGCACCGCCGACGTGCTTCCCGATGGGACAGTCGGTCTTGCAATAATGGGTTTCCATTTCGGGCATACCGTACAGGTCAGCCATCGCGCAGACGATGTCCTGCGGCACGTTCGCGGTATCGACTTCATAATTGCGCAAAGCGGATTCCGAAATATTCAGGCGGGATGCCGCTCCAAGGCGGCTGCTCAGTGCGTCGTTGTGTTCCGACGCCTTTTTCCGACACAAAAAGTAATAGTTGTCATTGCCTTTGCTGCACTCATTCTGCATATCTTCTCGGCTCCAATGCTGTAAAATAAATGTAACGGTTACTCAACTTCGATCACGACGTGGTGAACTTCGGCATTGGTGATACCAAGATACTCGCTGACCTTGTTCATCACGGCTCCCTTGACCGACTTGTTGAGGACTTGACGCATGGTCGCGTCGGTAGTACCGGCGGCCTGTGCCAGATCGCTGTTGGACAGACCTCTCATGGTCATAATGGTTTTGACCGTGCGCTTCCAGTCCAGATGCAGTTCGAGCTTCATATTTTAATTCTTGACCTCCTTTGCTTTTTTTGGTGAGCTATGCTATATTTAGGGTATACTTACATTTGTAAACGACTTTGTGAGCGTTTGTCGGTTTACATTTGTTATTATAACTCTCATTTGTGAGCGCGTCAACAGCTTTCGCTCTCATTTGTGAGTAAAAATGTGAGGTGTTTTATATTATGGGCTTGTATGAAAACATTTTGGACGCCTGCGCACGGCACGACATCGCCCCCAGCAGACTCATTATTGAGAGCGGATTTGCGAGTTCCAACATCGCCCGACTGAAAAAAGGCAAGGCTCCCCATCTGGATATGATTCAGGGCATGGCCGAACGGCTGGGCATGAGCATCGACGAGCTGGTTTACGGCCGGGACGGTATTGTGATCTTGACCGACACCGAAAAACAGCGGCTCAAAGCACATGGCCGCAAAAATCTTGATGTGCTGGATGCTGACGAAAAAGAGCTGCTTGCGATTTACCGCTCCATCCCGGTGGAAAAGCGTTCCATGTGCAAGGACTTTTTGCGCACCCATGTTGCGGTCGTCGCTGATCCTGCCGTGGATGCCGAAAAGAAAGAGTAAAGTATAAGAGGTGTGCTATGGTTTCGCAGGAAGAATTCATACAGGAGCTTCAAACGCTGCTTGCTGCATATCAGGCGGCCAGCGTAGAAGATCGTGAAAAGGTCATGCGGATTTTGGCAAAATACGTTCCGAAAGATAAGGCCCAGCAATGAGAAAGAAGAAAATCGACGCGCCCAAAGAAAAGCCGCAGCGGGCGGCCATATACTTGCGTGTTTCGACCGCGTATCAGGTAGACCGTGACAGCCTGCCCATGCAGCGGAAAGACCTTGTCGGCTACTGTGAATACGCCTTGAATATCAGCGACTATACCATTTTTGAGGATGCAGGCTATTCAGGAAAGAATACTGACCGGCCGGCCTTTCAAAAAATGATGATGCAGATTCGGAACGGTATGTACTCCCATCTGCTTGTCTGGAAAATCGACCGTATCAGCCGAAACCTGCTCGACTTCGCCCAGATGTATGAGGAGCTTAAAATGCTGGGCGTGACGTTCATTTCCCGAAATGAGCAATTCGACACGTCCACGGCGATGGGTGAAGCGATGCTCAAAATGGTGCTGATCTTCGCAGAGTTGGAGCGCAAGACGACGGCAGAGCGCGTCACGGCCACGATGATCAGCAGGGCGAACGATGGCACATGGAACGGTGGCAGGGTTCCTTTCGGGTATGATTACAACAAGGAAACCCAGACGTTTTCCGTCAATGGCGATGAAAGTTTCATTGTGCTGGAAATGTTTGACTTGTACGAAAAGACGGATTCGCTGGTTCACACGGCGCGGGAGCTGAACGACCGCGGCTATGTGTCGCGCCAGCACAATCCGTTCTCCCCTGTGTCGGTCTGGACGATTCTTCGGAATCCGTGGTATATCGGCACATACCGCTATAATTATTACAAGATACCGGGGCGCAAGGCCATCAAGGACGAATCCGAATGGGTCGTGATAAAGGATCACCATACCCCGCTTGTAAGCCAAGAGCGGTTCGACCGCGTTCAGAAGATGCTTGATTCAAACGCCAGATACCGAAATAAACCCGGCAGGAGCGCGACACAGAAGAATGTCAATATCTTTTCCGGGCTTATATGGTGCGCCTGCTGTGGGGCCGCTTTTACGGCTTCTCCGGGCAAGCTCCATGCGTCCGGGTATCGGTCGGCCAAGTACGGATGCCCGAACGTGCGAAAGACTAAGACCTGCAATGCGAAATATACGTCGGACACGGTGTTGGGGGAATTTCTGCTCAACTTCATCTTGAACGTGATAAATGCTCAAAAGAGCTTTGACCAGATAAAATCCCCTGCTGATCTGGAAGCGCGGCTCCTGCGCGGCGATACGTTCAAGAACGTGGCCGGTATAGATTCGGCCAGCGTGGCCGCCCTGTATGAAATGCTGGCCGAATACTCCCCCGCTGATTCGGTGCTGTTGAAAAAGCCGACCGTTAAAAAGAATCTCGACCCGGAGCTGCGCAAGTTGCGGGCAGATAAGCGAAAGACGGAACGTGCCCTTGCGCGGCTCGATCACATCTACTTGTACTCAAATAAGCAGATGTCGGACAAAGAATACCTCATCAAGAAAAACGACTTGATGAATGATCTGAAAGAACAGGACAAGTCCATCGGCCTGCTGACGTCGGAATCGTGGGCGCAGTCGCTTTCGGATGATGATTTTCTGGAACAGGCCAGCAGCTTCATCATGTCCCAGCGGTTGCAGGATCGAGAGTATATCTATTTTCAGGGGTTGGCAGAATGTACAGAGCCGTCCGTGCTGCGGTCGTTCTTCCTGTCGATCGTCGATTCTGTGCGCATGAGAAACGGCCATGTGGAAACTTTGACGTTCAAGAACGGAATATCTCACAAGTTCACTTATCTCGCAATATAAAAGGCCCGGAGCCGCTTTCCTGCGGTTCTGGGCTTTTCTTTGTACTGTTCAGTTGTCGATGCTTACTTGACTTCAATCATTTCTGTCAGCTTGTCCAGCAGCTCGTATTCTTTGACCGTAATCTTGTTATGGTCAAACTCCTGCTCAATTTGGCAGTACACTTCATTGCGGTCATTTTCGGTTTTGATCTCGGAAATCATCTTAGCCAACTTTTTGAACATTTTTGTCGTCCTCCACTCTCGGTTATGTGTTTGCGAATCATTCTGTGATTATATTATCACTCTCGTTTATGAGTAAGTCAACAGCTATGATAATATTTTTGCAAAAGAAAAAGCCGCAAGGCGGTTAAACCCTGCGGCCGATTTTGATTCACATTTGTAACTCGTGGGGGTTATTTTATAAACATCGCATCGCCAAAGGAGAAGAAGCGGTACTTCTGCTCTACGGCAACTTTGTAAGCTGCCATGGTCTTTTCGTAACCGTACAGAGCAGACACCAGCATGATAAGCGTGCTTTCCGGCAGATGGAAGTTGGTGATCAGGCCGTCGATGCAGTTGAACTTGACACCGGGATACAGGAAAATGGAGGTGTTTCCGCTGCAAGCACGAATCTCGCCGTACTTTGCGGCTACGGCTTCCAGCGTACGGCAGCTGGTGGTGCCGACAGCGATCACACGATGGCCGGACGCCTTGGTGTCACGGATCATCTGTGCAGTCTTTTCATCGATAGAATACCATTCGCTGTGCATCTTGTGGTCAGTGATCTCATCTTCCTGCACAGGACGGAAGGTGCCCAGGCCGACATGCAGAGTTACCTCAGCGATGTTCACACCCTTGGCACGGATGGTATCCATCAGCTCCGGCGTGAAGTGCAGACCGGCGGTAGGAGCCGCCGCGCTGCCAAGCTCCTTGGCATAGACCGTCTGGTACTGGCTCTGGTCTTCCAGCTGCTTGGTGATATAGGGCGGCAGAGGCATTTTGCCGAATTCATCCAGCTTTTCATAAAGCGTCTCGGTATCATAATAGAATGTAACGTACTTGTTGCCGTCCTCCAGCGTTTCATCCACTACAGCCGTCAGACTGCCGTCACCGAAACTCACCTTTGTACCGGGCTGCATCCGCTTGCCGGGCTTTGCCAGACATTCCCACTGGTCGCCCTTCACCTGACGCAGGAGCAGCAGTTCGCAGACAGCGCCGGTAGGCTGCTTGATGCCCACGATACGGGCAGGAAGCACCTTGGAGTTGTTCACGACCAGCAGATCGCCCGGCTCCAGAAATTCGGGCAGATCATGGAAGATCTTGTGCTGGATGCTGTCGTCTTTCTGGCTCAGAACCATCAGCCGTGCAGAGTCTCTGGGATCTGCCGGCTCCTGCGCAATGAGCTCTTTGGGTAAATCATACCAAAAATCTTTTTTTAACATATTACGCAATTTGCCTTTCCGATGATTGACACGGACACCGTATCAATGATATCATAAAATC